GAGTTTGGCTTCTCAGTCATATGACAAAGGGAGATTTCAACGCTATACTTGGAAAGTGGGTTCCGCAATTTCCAGCATTGTTGACTCCAACCCAGCCTAATGGAATATTCACTCAAGGATTTCCATTATTGTCACTTGTGCAGAACTTGCAGATTACCACTAGTGGTATATTGAACACGGTATTAGGACAGTTCGGCCCTGCACTAAACGTACGAGCTGGATTCTTGAACTCTCTTCCACTTGGTAATCTGATCAGCGAAATTGGACACATGTCTGGGATTGGCATTGACTTTGGAGTCAATGGCTTTCAAGTCAATCCCGCATTGATTGCCAAAGACGTCGCCAAGATGTTGGGTAATAATGCATCGGCGATCACAATGGCCTTCAATACTGCATCGGCTGATGGACACTTCCATATTGATGTCAACCCAAGAGCAATCATGGGTGACACGGGAAATTTCGACACTGTGATCAGTACTGTAAATCATGCGACTGGAGAAAAGATTGTGGGCTCTTTTGAATTTCTAAATGGATACGTCTAACACATAAATAAGAACATGGAGATTATAACTCTATGGGCAAGAGATAACCTTGCCAAGAACGCAAAATATGGCCAAGCAGACTAAAAAGATCTTCGAAGATATCGACCTAATGTTCTCGGCGCATCCGATTACTGGATCGCTGAAGACTGTCATCAACGAAAACGCCGTCAAGCAAGCGGTGAAGAACACTGTGCTGACAAACAAGTTTGAGCGGTTGTACAACCCGACCAACTTTACCAATGTCAGTGGATCATTGTTCGATAATATAACCTCTTCCTCTGTTGCATTCCTTCGACAAAAGATTCGATTTGCCATAGAGAATTTCGAACCAAGAGCGAAAGTGTTAGACGTTACTGTTGTTGTCAACGATACAAACAACGTTGACGTAAACATCTATTTTTCTATCGAAGGTCAGTTGGCCCCACAAATAGTAACTATCTTCCTCGAAAGGGTTCGTTAATAGATGTCAACCAAAGCCGTTGCTAATAACAGTCTTAGCGTAGCCGAACTAAACTTCAATGACATTAAGACTAACCTGAAGAACTTCCTTCGTGGTAAGTCTGAGTTCTTAGACTATGATTTTGAGAATTCGACCATGAGCATCTTGCTCGACGTGCTCGCATACAATACCTATCAACAAGCCTTCTATTTGAATATGGTAGCAAACGAGGCCTTCCTTGATACTGCAATTCTACGAGAGAATGTTGTGTCTCGAGCCAAAGAGTTGAACTACATTCCATCTTCTGTTAAATCAGCATCAGCCAAGATCAACCTCACCATTGCTCCTAATGATAATCCTGTAGAAATTGTAATTCCAGCATATACCAAGTTTACTGCACAAGGTGATAACGTTACTTACACATTTTCGACCCAAAAAGATTACACTATTCTCGATTCTGGTAATGGAAGCTTTAGTGGTACAGTTGACATTTATGAAGGCGATGTAGTCACTTACACCTTCACCGTCAATTCAACGAAACCGAGATTTGAGATACCAAATCCAAACTTGGATGTAAGTAGCTTGGTTGTTAATGTGTACGATGATTTGAATACTACAACAAAGACCACATACAGTCTCTATGACAATCTGATCAATGTAGACTCAGAATCGCTCATCTACTTTGTCGAAGAGAATGGAAAAGGAAACTACGATGTTTACTTTGGTGATGGTGTCTTAGGCAAACCACCAGCAGCGACGAAGGTGGTAAGAATCACTGGACGTTTCTCGGCTGGTACAGAAGGAAACAGTTTCGCAACTTTCACTCCAGTATCATACGTCGCCTACAATAAGGCAGATTCTAGTACACAATATCAAGCCGCTAGCGTGAGTTTGTTCTCTGCTGCAACGGGTGGCCAAGATCGAGAAGACATTGATCACGTTAGGATGTTAGCACCGAAATTTTACAGTATGCAAAATCGATTGGTCACGGAGGCAGACTATCAAGCCTACATTATGTCTCGATGGAGTGATCTAACTTCGGTTGCCGTTTGGGGCGGCGAGAAAAATGATCCACCATATTACGGCAAAGTTCTAATCTCGGTTAAACCGAATGACGGCTTCACAATTTCATCTTTTAGAAAACAAGAGATGGTGGCCGAGCTAACCAAACGCTCCATCCTAGCTATCGATCCAGTCATTGCTGATCCAACATTCGCTTTTATCCAATTAGATATTAAAGTAAGCTATAACTCTAAGTACACAACGTTATCACAATCACAATTGTACAGTAAAGTGTCGACAGCGATTCAAAATTATGAAGCGCTTAATCTAGGTGACTTTAATCAAGGATTTAGATTGTCAGATTTGACATCGACCCTAAACTCAGTTGATGCAAGTATTGTGAACATCGACCCAACAATGAAATTGGAAAAGAGAATAGCCCCAATTTACAATGATCGAATCACTTACAAGTTACGATTTAACATGGCGACCAAACATCCATATGATGGATATCTCGGTGGCATAACATCTACTGGCTTCAAAATCTCTGGCAGTGATTTGATCTTCTACCTTGAAGATGATGGGTTTGGTAATGTTGTTATGTTCACATTTAGCGAGAATAAGAAGGTGTATAACACATCTACCAGTTTTAAGGGAACCATCAATTACAGTACTGGTGAAATGATTCTTAAATCACTTATTGTAACATCTACTGAAGATCCGACTGGTGAAATTAGAGTTATGATGCAACCTGATGGAACATTATACTATCCGATCAGAAATGAGATTATGTTATTGTCATATCCAAGTATCACCATGTTTGACATCAGTGCCAAACAGATTACGTTGATTCAGACAACAAATGTTACGGCAGATTCTGGGTCGCCAGTGAAGTCGAATCAATTGTTTATTCCAATTCTTAATCAGGTACTACAGTAATGGCAATTATCAGACACGCAACTAGCTCTAAGAAATTAGAAGATGCAACTACCGAGATCGATGTAGAAACATCTGCGGTTAAATATTACGATACTAAAATCTCTTTGTTCGTTCCTTGGCAAGTACCGGCATTCATACGAGAACAGACTGACAACTAATGGGTACATTACTCGAGTTTATTCAAGCCTATTATGAATTTCTGGAGCAAGACCAGAATGTAACTGACGTGTCTCGTAAGATCATAGATTATCGAGACAGTGATTTGACTCCTTTGAAATATCTTCCATATTTGCAAGATGAATTTATGGAGTCATTTCCGCAGAGCATACTTGCTGACAAACAACTTATCATCAAACATATAACTGATTTTTATAAGGCAAAAGGATCAGAGGGATCTGTTCGTGCTTTCTTTAGAATCATGTTCGGTGAAGAAGTTGACTTCTATTATCCAGCAGTTGATATTTTGCGAACAGATAGTGGAACATGGGACCCACAAGAGTTTCTAACCGTATCATGTATAGGTACAGTAACACTACAAGACTTGATTGAAACAGAAGTCATCACAGGGCTTACATCAGGAGCTTTTGCGCAACCTCAATACTTCGAAATTAATCCTGCTGAGCTTCGATTCGATGTTCCCATTAATCTAATGAACAAAGGTCAATTGTTCATTTTCTTTAGACATGGATCATTCGTTCAAGGAGAAACGTTGATCAACGGAAGTGGCGATCATCTTGCAACTATCACAACGGGATTACAAAGAGGGCGAGGTCGATACTTAGACACCAACGGTTTCTTAGATTCTGATAAGAAGTTACAAGATGATTTCTATTATCAAGAATTCTCATATGTTATTAAAGCACCAGTAACAGCCTCGCAATATGCCAGAGTATACAATCGATTATTACATCCAACCGGCACAATTGGATTTGCATATACCTCTGTTGAATCAGCTATTCCACATGCTTACAAAGCCGGTGCTGAATTAGAAGGTGGTCTCGGTGGTGTGTCTGGTGAACTAGCTGGATACTTACGAGTAGAATCTAAGATTCCATCTAAAGATGAAATTGGAATTCTCGAAGTCCCAGTCGACGGTATAGGAACAGCAAGTACACTGGCGGGACTAGGTGAAACGATCGGAGATAATGCTAGTGTAGAAATTATCCAACTTAAAGGCTTCGCAATCTTTGACGTTGGATCGAGACAGACTATCATTGGATCAAATACTCACTTTACATTCCAACTCAGTCCTGGCTCTACAATATTGTTTAATGATGGACACGATTATTTGGGAACTGTTGCTTCAGTTACAAGTGAAACGATCTTTAGATTAAGTGAAGATTATCCATTCACCCCGTTTGCGAACATAACCTATAAGGTTCAATCCTTCATATAAATAATTGGAAAATTAGGAAAGATAAATGTCCGGCATACTAACCAGTAAGCAATCTCAAAACGTAACTGATTTGATGAGGGGCCAAATTATAGATGGCCATCTTTATTTCTTCATCGCCAAGGCAACTCCATGGACAGACGAACATTTGCCGGATGCGCCAGCCGACACAGTCGAAGGAACTTCATTGCAGATTTGGCGTGATATCATTGCTCTCAAGAAAGTGACTAACGTCTCTTACGGAATTAAGAAATACACTTGGACTTCTGGAACTGTCTACACTCCATATAGTTCAACTTCTAGTTATCAAACCAGTACATTTTACACCTTTACGTCTGACTTCAACGTTTATCTTTGCATAAGTAACAATGGTGGAGCTGCATCAACCGTGATGCCTACTGGCCGATTGTCAACGACAATTGCGACGGCTGATGGTTACCTTTGGAAATACATGTATACTGTTTCGGCTAGTGACTCTAATAAATTTCTAACTCAGACTTATATTCCAGTTAATTACTTGACATCAGATGATGGTTCGGGACAATTTCCAGTACAGCAAGCAGCGGCGAATTGTTCAATTGATTCATATAAAATCACTACAGCAGGTACAGATTATATCACAACCACAGGTTCGGCAGCAGCAGGCAACACTAATACGATTACCTTAGCAGCTAACGCATCGTCGACTAGCGGATTATATGTGAATTCTTCTGTATATCTCAATTCTGGAACAGGTGCTGGACAACTTCGTAAGATCATTGGTTACAATGGAGTTAACAAGAAGGCGATGTTGTCGTCTAATTGGACTACTTTACCCGACAACACCTCTGTTTACACTATTTCACCAACTGTTAACATCATTGGTGATGGTTCTGGAGCAACTGCATATTCTAAGGTAGTAGCTGGTAAAATTACACAGGTTACTCCAATTACTATTGGTGCTAACTACTCGTTTGCAGATGTAACATTCAGTGCTAATACTGGAAGCAATGCAACTGCAGAAGCGCAGATTGCTCCACTAGGCGGGCATGGAGCGAACGCAGTAGTAGAGTTGGCTGGATCGAATTTGATTGTACAAGTTACGCTGGTTGGATCTGAATCCAACACTATTCTAGCTAACACAACCTATCGACAGGTTGGATTAGTATTAAATCCAACATATGCAAACACAGCTCTAATTTCTGGCACAACATTCGATATGACTACAACGTTGAATTTAACTAATGTGTCGGGAACATTCGTTCAAGAGTATGTCGTTGGTGGAACGTCTTTGGCGAAGGGATATCTAGTAACGCAAAAATCGTCTAACACTTTCGTGCTAACCAGCGTAAAAGGTAACTTTGCAACCGCAGAAACCATCACTGGACAGACAAGTTCTGCAACGGCTACAATAAATACAATAACTAGTCCAGTAGTTATAAGATCTGGTGATATTCTATATTTAGAAAACAGAGCAGAGATTACTAGATCAGACGCACAAGAAGAAGACTTCAGATTAATTCTTGAATTCTAAAAGGTAAGATAGTGACGGGAACAAGTAATACTACTTCATTAACTACAGATTTTAACCGACTTCCATATTGGGATGATTACTCTGAGGAAAAAGGTTACTATCGCATTCTTTACAAGCCAGACGTTTCAGTCCAGGCTAGAGAACTAACACAGTCGCAAACTATCTTACAGAACCAAATCAGTCGATTTGGCTCGCATGTCTTCCAAGATGGTTCGCTTGTTCTCGGTGGACAATTTAATTTGGACTTGAGATTGAACTATGTCAAGCTCAAAGATCTAGATCCATTCAATGTTGCCGTCAATGTAAACAACTTCTCTAATACTACCGTCACTGGTTCAACCAATGGTATTAGTGCATATGTTATTGACGTAGCAACCGGATCTGAACTACAGGCAAACACTAAGACACTGTTCATTAAGTACACGTCTTCAGCCGTCACTTCCAACAACTACGTAGCACTAGAAACGATTACCTCGTCCTCTGGATCGAAAGCAATTGTAATTGCTAACACAGCTTCGGCCGCAGGTCATGCCTCTCGCTTTACCATTGAGCCCGGAGTAGTCTTTGGCAAAGGTCATTTCGTCAGTTTCGATCGTCAAAGTATCATCTTAGATCGCTACACCAACTCTCCTTCTTACAAAGTTGGTTTTAACATCATTGAGAACATCGTTGATTCTTACGATGACGCTACCCTGAACAGCATCGCACAAGGCGCACCTAACTACGCTGCTCCTGGTGCAGATCGTTTGAAGCTAACAGCGCAATTGGTAAAATTCGATCTCAATGCAAACACCGGCGTAGACTTCGTTCAATTGTTTGAAATCAAAGACGGTGTGGTTCAACAGAAATATGAGCGAACTCAATATTCGGTTATCGAAGATGAGTTGGCAAAACGTACATTCGATCAGTCTGGCAATTATTATGTCAATGGAATGCACGTCAACCTCCGTAACCATTTAGATAATGGAACTAACCTCGGCTACCTCACTGCAGAAAATGGTGGCAACACTAGCTTACTAGCAGTTGGTGTCGAGCCAGG